GGTATGCCATCAAAGCACGATGTTGGCACAGAAACCTGGAATAATGTTACTGAGCATGTAAACGACAACTTCTTTTTCATAGACATGGAACGCTACAGTCTTGACGCTGTACTTAAAAAAGGTGCAGAGCTAGTTAAGAGAAAGGGTATTAAGTGTCTTGTTATAGATCCTTACAACAAAGTACGAGATTTATCAGGCAACATGTCTGATGTCAACATGTATACTATGGAATATCTCACTAAAATAGAGATATTTGCAAAGAAATACGATGTACTTGTTATCATAGTTGCTCACCCAACTAAGATGTACAAGGATCAAAACGGTAAGATAGAAGAGCCTAATATGTATAATATTAAAGGTGGTGGTGAGTGGTACGATGCGTCTTATCATGGTTTATTAGTGCATAGAAACTACGAACTAAAAACCGTTAAGGTAAAAGTGCTTAAAGTAAAGTTTCAGAATTTAGGGGAAAATGGTGCTGAGGCTAACTTCAGATGGGAAGCTAACTCAGGATTATATCAACCTACACCTGATATCGATGAACAAGCGCTACCTTGGGAAAGTTAATATGGGAACGTACGACTTTACAGCAGAAGAATATGAAGCAAGAAACTGGTGCCATAAACAGAATATATGGATAACACCTGTAGCTAAGAATAACAAAGAGTGGTATATCGAAGTAAGAGTTAATGACGATTTACGTATGTCACCTGGAACATACTTCAAAGATGATATATGGAAAAA